AAGATTTTTGGGCGGCATCAATGGCGTCATTATCAACGGGCGGTAAAATTATTCTAATTTCTACCCCTAATGGATTTGACCCGATTTATTACGGTGTATATGACCAAGCAATCAGAGGTGTTAATGATTTTCACATTACGGATTTAAGATGGTTTAAAGACCCACGATACACAAAAGATTTAAGATGGGTTAAGTGTTCGGATATTGTTCACTATATGTTAAACAGAGAACAATACGACGATAACGAAGTTGTAATGTACGATTTTGACATCACCAATTATAAACAATATGAAGAGGATGGGTATAAACCACTTTCTTCATGGTTTGAATCCATGTCTAAAAAATTCAAATTTGATAGACGTAAAATTGCACAGGAATTAGAGTGTGATTTTTTAGGTTCGGGTGATGGTGTAATTCCTAGTGAGGTTCAAGATAACATTGTTAAAAACATGATAAGGGACCCAAAAGAAAAATATATACAGGGTACCTTTTGGCAATGGAAAGAACCAATACAAGGTCACAAGTATATTATGGGTGTAGACGTATCCCGTGGAGATAGTGAAGACTTTTCATCAATTAATATTATTGATTTTGATGAGAGGGAACAAGTTGCAGAATATATTGGAAAAATACCACCAGATGATTTAGCATCCATCGCATACAAGTGGGGTATTTTATATGAGGCATTCATTGTTGTCGATATTACAGGAGGTATGGGTGTTGCAACATCAAGAAAGTTACAAGAATTAAACTACAAAAATCTTTACATAGATGGTATTAATACCAAGAATATTTGGGAGTATAATTCAAAAGCGATGGAGAAAATTCCTGGATTAAACTTTAACAATAAAAGAACACAAATTGTCGCGGCATTTGAGGAACAATTAAGAAAGGGATTTCAAGTAAGGTCAACAAGATTAATGAATGAATTAAACACGTTTGTTTATATAAATGGTAGACCTGACCACATGAAAGGAGCTCATGACGATGCAATTATGAGTATGTCTATGGCTTTATATGTTGGTGACATATCTTTTAGTCAATTAACTAAAAATGAAAACGCGAATAAAGCAATGTTGGAATCATGGACTTTGTCTGAAAGAACATATGAACCAAACAAATCATTTTATTCTTACGGTACCGCTTTTGACCAAATAGGTTCAATGTCCATGGATAATGACCCGAGTATCCCAAGACATACCAATAACGCAACAAAAGAAAATTACCAACAGTACGCATGGTTGTTTGGTAAAAAAAGATAATCCTTTATTATCATAACAGAATTAATTATATTCTCATAAACTATTTATATACATGGCAGAAAGTAATTTGACGGTTTTTCAGAGATTAACAAAGGTGTTTGGGTTTCCTAATAAGGTAACTCCTGAAGAAGCTCCGTCTTTCAATTTTGACAAAGAGCAAATATTAAAAACAAATAGTCGAGAAGAGTATGAGAAAGCGATGTTGCAAGCACAACAAAGCCAATACATCGCAGATAAATGGACAAAACTCGACCAATCTCTTTACAACCAATCGGTATACTATGAACCTAACAGGTTATCGGCATATTACGATTATGAATCAATGGAGTTTACTCCTGAAATTTCTGCGGCATTAGACATCTACGCTGAAGAATCAACAACTTTATCCGAAAAGGGTGAAATTTTAACCATATTTTCAGAATCAACAAGAATTAAAAGTATTCTTGAGGATTTATTCATGAATAGATTAGATTTAAACACTAATCTACAAATGTGGACAAGAGGTGTGTGTAAGTATGGAGACAACTTCGTTTACCTGAAAATTGACCCTGAAAAGGGTATCATAGGTTGTCAACAACTACCGAATATTGAAATAGAAAGACACGAGGGTAAAGAAAGTAAAACACCGAACCAACAAAATGCAATGCAGATGCCCACAAGGGAATTAAGATTCCAATGGAAAAACAAAGAGTTGGAATTTCAAGCTTGGGAAATTGCACATTTTAGATTGTTAGGTGATGATAGAAAACTTCCTTATGGTACTTCTATGTTGGATAAAATAAGAAGAATTTGGAAACAATTACTTTTAGCTGAGGATGCTATGTTGATTTATAGAACAACTAGAGCACCTGAAAGAAGAGTTTTCAAAATCTTTGTTGGTAACATGGATGACAAAGATATCGAAGCGTATGTACAGCGTGTTGCAAACAAATTTAAAAGAGACCAAATAGTAGACTCAAGAAACGGTCAGGTGGATATGAGATATAATCAAATGGCAGTAGACCAAGATTATTTCATACCTGTTCGTGACCCCGCTCAGACAAATCCAATTGAAACTTTGGCGGGAGCTCAAAATTTAGGTGAGATTGCGGATATTGAATACATCCAAAAGAAAATGTTGGCGGCTCTTCGTATTCCTAAAGCATTCTTAGGTTTTGAAGAAGTTGTGGGCGATGGTAAGACTCTTGCGTTAATGGATATACGTTTTGCAAGAACAATTAATAGAATTCAAAAATCAATAATTCAAGAATTAAATAAGATTGCATTAATCCATCTTTATTTACTTGGTTTAGAGGACGAATTAGACAACTTTACATTATCATTAACCAATCCATCTGCTCAGTCTGATTTATTAAGAATTGAACAATGGAAAGAAAAAATAACCTTGTATAAAGATGCAACATCAGACCAATCTCAAATAGGTATTCTTCCTGTTTCACATACATGGGCTAAGAAGAATATTCTTGGTATGAGTGATAGTGAAGTAGTGTTGGATTTACAACAACAAAGACTTGAAAGAGCGATAGGATTTGAATTAACAAATACACAAAATGTAATTAAACGTTCAGGAGTATTTGATGATGTGGATTCTAAGTATGGTGTACCTGAAGAAGAAAGACAAGAAGGTGGTGAAACACCTGAAGGAGGAGGAGGAATGGGTTCAGATATGGGGGGAGGAGCACCTCCACCTCCACCGCCAGCCGGTGGTGATGCTCCATTGAGTGAAAATGAAACTAAAAAACATAATATATTGAGCATGTTAGGTGAAAATGAAAATTTAAAAGATTTATTTAACATGGATAAAGCTCAACAGAATATTTATGAAATAGAAAATAAACTAAAAGACTTTTTAAACGAATAACTGAAATGACAAACTTTGGTGAATTAAAAACAAAACTATTGACAAAATTAACCGAATCGTACACCTCTAATAAAAAGAGTGAAATTAAAGATTTGGTAAAAAAACTAAAATCAAATAAATCTTTGGTTGAGATGTATATGTTTTATGAAAACATAGAAAATCTTAATATTACAAGTAAAGACAAAGCTAAATTGTATGTAGAATCTATTGAACCGATTTTGATTGATAAAATGAAATCTTTGAAAAAAGAGATGAAAGAATTCGGTAAATCTCTCAAAGATGTTGTTGTGGAAAATACTTCAGTATACAATGACTTAGATATCTTATCTGAAGAGTCTAATATGCACAATATCGCATCTAAAATTGATGCCAGAGAAAATTTAATAAATCATTTAATTTCTGAAAAGAAAAAAGAAGTTGTTGAACCTTCACCAATTCAAATTGAAAACCATTCATTGTTAAATGCGGTGTTGGTAAATAACTTCAATATAAAATACGAAGATTTCTTAAATGAAGAACAAAAAGGGACGTTTAATAAGATTGTTTCAATGACAAACGATGAGTTAGTTCTTGAAATGAATACAATTAAAAAAGAGTTGAATAATAAACTCGATTCTCTTTTGAAAGAATCAACTGAAGATTCTGTTGTAAGTAAACTTAATAATGTGAAATCAGAGGTAGATAAGTCAGAGGTTACAAAATACAATTACTACAAGTTGATTGAATTGAAAAACGGTTTAATTTGATTTTTCTTGATTCGTAAACAATTGTTGTTTGTATATAGCTTTTAACTTTTTACTTCTTTTAGCAACTGAGGGTTTAGTATATTGTTGTTTTTCCCTCAATTTATCGTTTTGTTTAGTCTTTTGAACCTTGTATTTGTATTTCTTTAATGCAGATTCAAGGTTCTTCTCTTTATTGACGTTTACGATTATCATATGTTTTTTTTAAATATAATTGAAAAGTTTTGATTTGTTAAGTTTATTCTGTATATTTTAAATACACCATAAAATATATAAGTATGATAAATTTAAATGAAAAAAGGAAAGTTTATTTCAATAGGTGTACACAATAATGTAAAGATTGGGTATGGTACTGTTGATTATAAGAACTTAAAAACGGTCTACATTCAACTAAACTCATGGACCCAACCCACAATAATCGACCACGACTTTGATAAGTTAATCTCGAAAACCAGAAGACAAATCAAAGAAAAAATTTATTCTTTGAATTCTGATTTATTCAAAAAAGAATCAATAGTCGATTTAGATATTAAAACTAATGGCATAAAAGAAAATAAAAGGTCATTCATGGACCTTGAAATTACTTTATATGTAGAGAAGTTTTTTGATGTAAGGTCAAAAGAGGTTAAAAATATTATATCCAACTTATCAGAATCTATAGTAGATACCGTTTTAACGGACGAAACTTTATTTAATTTCTTTGAAAAAAAGAATTAATTCAGTATTCGGGGTATTTATTATAAAAAAGTTGGATGAAAATACTCGGGCCAAATGAAACCGGTAAAGGTATACTAATTGAATACGATGCCGGATATATCTCACCATTAGAAAATCAGAAAATAATTTCTGAGATGAAAGACGTGGATTACTCGCAAGATGTAGTCCTTTATGCTGTTTTGCAGAAATATGACACACCAAATAAAAATGGTAGAATATATCCTGAAAACATATTAAAAAGAGAAAACGAAAAATATCAAACCTTAATAAAAAAAGGAAGTGCTCTTAATGAGTTAAATCACCCAACATCTTCTCTTATCGATTTAGATAGAGTTTCTCATTCCATATTGGAAACATGGTGGGATGGGAAAATCTTAATGGGTAAGATTAAATTGTTTACATCTCCCGCTTGGAAAAAAATGGGTATCGTTAGTACCAAAGGTGACCAAGCCGCAATGTTACTTATGAATGGAGCAACACTTGGTATTTCTTCAAGAGGCGTTGGGTCATTAAAAAATATTAAAGGACAAAACATAGTTCAAGAAGATTTTGAATTAGTTTGTTTTGATTTAGTATCATCTCCAAGCACACCAGGTGCATATGTATTCTCTGATTTAAAAGACAGAGACCAATACCAAGAATCAATTCAAGATAAACCCGCTGACTCTGACAGAATGAAAAATCTGATGTCTAAGTTGGATACTTATTTGGGTAAATAAGAATTTAATATAGTTTATCATACTATAATCCGTATTTTTTTACATTATCGACATATTTATAGGTAAATATATTTAATAAAATGAGCGAAAAATCCATTCTAGAACAAGCATTACTTCAAGTACAGACTCTTGAAGAGGCAGTAAAAGCAAACGCAAAAGGTATACTTGCATCTACTATGAAGCAAGAACTAGGTGATTTGTTGAAAGAATCAATGGAAGATGAGGAGAAGGAAGTTAAAGAACAACCTACTCCTAAAGAAGACCCCACAGATGATGTGTCAGCAAAAGCTGATGATGAAACAGGGGACGATAAATCGGACGAGGATGATGACGAATCATCTGATGAACCAACTAAAGGTATCGACGATAAAGATTCATCTGAAGATGACGATGACGACATGGGTAATATGTTTAACATGGGCGGATTCGGAGATGACGAAGATGATAATGACGTTGTTGATATGACAGGAGCTGATGAAGACGAAATTTTAAAAGTATTCAAAGCAATGAGTCCTGAAGATGGTGTAATCGTGAAAAAAGATGATGACCACATTGAATTGTCTGATGGTGATGATGAGTATATCATTAAGTTAGGTGAAGAAGACTTAGATGAAACTATGATGTCTGAAGAAGATTTAGAAGAAGGTGATGAATCAGAATATTCCGATGAAAATTTGGGAGAAGGTGATGAATCAGAATATTCGGATGAGTCTTTGGAAGAAATGATGGATGACTCTGAAGAAACTGTTTACGAAATCGAACTTGATGATACAAACGAAGACATGTCATATGAAGATGATGATGAAACCTTAGGTGGTGAATCATTAGAAGAATATGTTGACGAAACTTACGAAGAAGGTGTTGATTCTATCGAAGGCGACGTTGAGGAATCTGCTCGTACTATGGGTAATGGATATCATGGAGGAATTAAATCCAAAAAGAAATTCTACGCTGGTAATAAGAGAGAAGAAATCAACGAAGAAGTTAGCAAACTTAGAAAACAAAATGATGAGTACAAGAAAGCTCTTGTATTATTCAAAGAAAAGTTGAACGAAGTTGCTGTCTTTAACGCCAACTTAGCTTACGCTACTCGTTTGTTTACAGAACACTCAACCACCAAACAAGAAAAGTTAAACATCCTAAAAAGATTCGATTCAATTTCAACCTTGAAAGAGTCTAAGAACTTATATAGTTCTATAAAAACTGAATTGGACACTAAAAAACCTGTGACCGAATCAGTGGTTGATAAAATAACTACGGCACCAACTTCTTCTTCATCTCAAAAAGTATTGTCGGAATCTAAAGCATACGAGAATCCACAATTCAAGAGAATGAAAGATTTGATGTCGAAATTAAAATAAACAATAAACTTAAAAATTAAAAATCAATACTAAAATGGGAGCATTATTAGAATCAGGTATGGTTGGTAACATCGGTCTTAAGCACCTTCGTGTTATCAAAGAAGATACCATCAAAAAATGGGACGACTTAGGATTCCTTGAGGGTCTTAACGGTCACCAAAAAGACAACATCGCACAATTGTATGAAAACCAAGCTTCATACCTAATCAACGAAGCGGCTGTAGCCGATGCTTCAGGTTCTTTCGAAACTGTAGTATTCCCTATCATCCGTCGTGTATTCTCTAAATTATTAGCGAATGACATCGTTTCAGTACAAGCAATGAACTTACCTATCGGTAAATTGTTCTACTTCGTACCTAAAATCCAAGACAGAAGCGACAACGCTCACCGTCAACCTTACGGATTCCCAAGTGCTGAGACTGACCCAGCTGCTGGTTACACAGGTAATAACTTGTACGACCGTTTCTATGAGTCAAGTGATTCAGTGGATTCTGGTTTGTTCGATTACTCAAAAGGTACTTATACAACTGTTACAGGTACATCTATTGAATTCGTAACATTCAGTAACGGTACTGCATCAACACAAGCGACTATCGCTTCAGGTACTTCAGTTTCAAGTGTAATCTTAAAACTTTCAGGTTTCACAACTTACGATGGTGCAGCTAAACTTGCAGGTCCTAACGGTCAAGTTATGGATACTGAAGAATTCTTAGCTTCATTAACAGTATTTACTCAAACAGGAATTGATAGTAGTCTATATAGTCACTTAGGTGCAACTGTAGCTGCTAACATCCCTTTCAACGTTGTAACTCAAAAATACGGTAAAGGTATTGTTGAATACGGAAGCAAAGGTACTGGTAGAACAGGTAAATATGACAATATTTGTGACGCTGAAGGTATTATCTACCTTCAAGTTGACTTACAAAAATACAATGGTGTTACAACCGGTTATACTGACTACACAGTGGCTGCAAACACAGCGTTAGCTGCAACTGACCTTAAAGTTTCTTGGAGAGAATACAGTTCACTTGAATTCGAAGAAGAAATCGGTGAAGTATCTTTCGACCTTCAATCAGTAACAGTTTCTGTAACTGAAAGAAAGTTAAGAGCTAGCTGGTCTCCTGAATTGGCTCAAGACGTAAGTGCATTCCACAACATCGATGCTGAAGCTGAATTGACAGCATTATTGTCTGAGCAAATCGCAGCAGAAATCGACCGTGAAATCCTTCGTGACATCCGTAAAGGTGCCGCTTGGACCGCTAAATGGGACTACAATGAGTGGAGATACGGTAACAATGGTTCATCATTCGCTGGTTACACTCAAAAAGATTGGAACCAAACTTTGGTTACCAAAATTAACCAAATCTCAGCTCAAATCCACAAAACTACCTTAAGAGGTGGAGCTAACTGGATTGTTGTATCTTCTGAGGTATCTGCAGTATTTGATGACTTGGAATACTTCCACGTTTCAAAC